GCGATGTAGAGAATAGAAAAAAACAGCATGAGGTTGTTTGGGCTGAAAAGCTTTCTGAGAGGTATATTAATGACGACTCTGAACAGAAAGAAGCGAAAGACATACTTGAGGATTTCGACGAACAACGCGCGAACCACGCGGACATTGCCAGTCGAATATCGAAAGAAATTGAAAAGACTAAAGACGGCATGAAGCCGGGGGACGGTGAGAAAGCATGAGTTTATTGAGTGGAAGTTTTAGTGTGCGGCGGTTTGGGATTCGGGATTGGGATCCGGGGACGGAGGCGATGGCGGATTTTCGGGCGCGGGTGTCGGCGGGGTTGCGGCGTTATGCGTGGCGGCCAATCAACGCGGATCGTGGCGAGAAAACGTCGATAGGTTTTGTGGACGCGCTGCGGGCGACGCGCGTTCCTGGGACGTTTGAAGAAGTGGCGGTTGGAGGCGTGCTTTTGTTGGGTGTGCGGATTGATACGAAAAACATTCCGTCGCCGGTGAAGGAAGCGGCGAAGCAAGACCTGTTTGAGCAGGTCAAAGCGGAAAAAGGGGTGCAACGATTGAGCCGCCAGCATCGTTTGGCGTTGTCGGAACAGGTGGAAAACGAGTTGTTGGTTGATGAGTCGCCATCGGTGGCGGTGGTGCCGGTGTTGTTGGACATGGCGCACGGGGACGTTTGGATTGGAACGGCAGCAACAAGCACATCGAGCCGGATTATGGATTTGTTAATGTCGGCGTTTGATTTCAATTTGTCGGTTTATTATCCTTCGGAATACATTGCGGAGAAATCCGACGAGCATGGCTTTAAGCCTCGTTTGTGTTTCGAGTCATTGACGACGCGGTTGTTTCGCAATTTTGTTATTATGGGAACGAGTGCCGATGATTATCAGGATTATCCGGACAATTCACAATTGCCGGTGATTGCGGAGCGTTTGGGTTTAGAATGGGGCGTGACTGGCGTTGTTGCGGACGGGGTGAGTTATTCAAATTTGGATTATTTGAGTGGGGATGTGTTGCAATTATTGGAAATCAACCAGGTCAAGTTGTCGGTGAAAGAAAACGGGGACGTTTGGACGGGGACGGTGTGCACGGACGGATCGTTGAAGAGTGTGACGTTGCCGGTTCCGAAGCTGCCGAATATATTAGACGCGTTGCCGATGCGGCTGAGTGCGTTGCGGGACTTTTGGGGGATCTGGGAAGAGATGCTTGATTTGTTGTTGCGGTTAGAAATCCAAGACATCGCGGACCGGGCTGAGGAGAGAAAGAAACTCACCACAGAGGAAGCGGAGTGAGCAGAGGAAGAGCGAGGAGAGATTTTAACATGAAGAACAATGAGAACATAAAGGAAAGTCGGGGTTAGTAATGATTGGTTTTAACTGTGAGTGTCCTCAGTGTGGCGATCGACTGGAATTATCCATTTCGCGCGCTTGGTGCTCTTTGTGCGAAATTGAATATGATGTAATTGATGAAGACAAAGATGAGGATAAAGATGAAGATAATAAAAGGGACGGTGAGTGATGGGTGTTTTGGTTGTTGGTGTTCCGCCAGGTGGGCGGGTTGATGCGGGTTGCATTCCTGATTGGATTCAACCGTTGCACGAGTTGCCGTTTTTTCCTTCACGAAGTTCGTACACGCACGAGTCGGAAGCGATGCGGCATTTGCAAGACGCGGGGATTTATCTGGCGGGGGATTTCTTGCAATTCACGCTGGCGGAGTTGGTTTCCGTTCCGAGTTTGGGCGCGTTGACGATTGCTGAGATTATTGTTTGGTTAGGCGTGCGCGGTGAGTCGTTGTTGGATTTTGGGGATCCGTTGGTGGACAAAAAGGAAGCGTGGTTTTTGGCGCGTCGGACTGTTCAGTGTTTAGTCAAGGCCAAGAAGCGCAACGCGACTTTTCTTGATTTATGCGAGCGGGCGCGGGTGCGAAAACCGTTTTGTTATTCGGTTGAGAATTACCCAGGATGAAGGGGACGGTGAGTCGTGGTTGTTGAGGGACGGAGTGTTCGTCGTGAGTGCGTTTTGGAGGCGATGCCGCGTTTGTTTGCGTTGCCGGAGCGGTTGTCGGTGGCTGATTGGGCGGAGCAGAACATTGTTTTGTCTTCCTCGTTTTCTTCGACGCCTGGCCCCATTGAGTTGTCGCGGACGCCGTATATGCGCGAGATTCTTGAGACGTTCACGGATCGTCGAACGCGTGAGTTGTGGCTCAAATTTGCGAGTCAGACCGCGAAAACAACCGTGCTGGAGCTGATTGCGTTTTATACGATTGTGAACGATCCCATGCCGATTTTGTGGATATTTCCAGAAAAGAAAAACCTGATTAAATACGTCAACGAACGTTTTAAGCCAATGGTGGAATCATCGCCGGTTTTGCGGGGGTTGTTGCCAAGGGGGTCTTCGAGTATTACGAACACAAGCGCGCCTTTTGTGACGGCGCCGATTTACTGGGCGCTTGCGCAATCGGAGAGCGATTTGGCGGGGACGCCGGCGGGGATTATTATTGCGGACGAAATTGACAAATATCCGCCGGAGACATCGCGTGAGGGTTCGCCGTTGATGCAGGCGAAGAAGCGTTTGCGGACATTTCCTCGGAGTAAGTTTTTAGGATCATCCACGCCAACGACGACTTGGGGACCAATCACGGAAGAGTATCAAGGGACAGACCAACGGTGGTTTTATTGGAGTTGTCCAGGTTGTCGGGAAGAAGTGCCGGTGAGTTTTTGGGACGTGACGTGGGACGAACGGCCGGCGGGGATGACGCGGCGGGAGTTTGCGGCGGCGTTGCGTGTGGGTGAGTTTGCAACGTGGTGGCGCTGTCCGGAGTGCGGGCACGAAGTGCACCGAAACGCCGAGAAGACGTCGATGATTGAACGGGGACGGTGGATCGGGAAGAAGCCCTTTTACGATGTGGCGGGGTGGTCGTGCCACTCATTGATTTCCACGTGGACGACGTTTGCGAAGTTGGCGAGCGCGTGGCAATTGGCGGTGGCAGACAAAGAAGAGGGCAAGCGCGCGCGGATGAAAGACTTTTATATTCACGAGCTGGCGACGGCTTACGTGGAGAAAAACCAAAGTTTTGCTGAACAATCCATTGTATCGCGCGTGGACGGATCGTGGAAGCGGGGGACGGTGCCGAATCGGGGCGTTGATTTGATAACGATGGGAATTGATGTGCAGCACGACGGCGTTTATTGGATGAAATGCGGCTGGGAGTTTTCCGCGGGAAAATGTTTTGTCATGGATTGGTGCTTTATTCCGTCGCCGTTGGAGGAGATTTTGACCTTGGTGCGCGAGGACACGTTAGGCGGACGGTGGTTTTTCTTCCGTGGCGGGAAGCGTTACCAGGCGACGGTTGGTCGGGCGTTGATCGACGTTGGGGACGGTCAGAACGATGAGAGCGTTTATCAATTTGTGGGGATGTGTCCGGGGGACATTGTGATGCCGGCACGCGGAACGGGCCAGCGGATTCCTGGTCCGGTGCCGTTTGCGAAAATCGGGAAAAGCGCCAAGACGGGTCGGGTGGCGAAGAGCATTTTGGCGCGTGAGCGTCGGATTGATGTGAACCGGCTGAAGTCTGGAATTGCGCGGATGATGGAGCGGGAAGCGGACCACGAGGGCGCGGTGGTATTTCCGGCGGAGGCGTTAGAGGACGCGGCTTTTCAGCGGCAATTATGCGCCGAGCAATGGGACCGCGCGTTGGGGCGTTGGGTTAAGAAACAAGGGTACGCCGCGAACCACTGGTGGGATTGCTGGATGATGTGTTTGGGAGGTGCGATGATGAAAGGGTTTTGGCGTAACGCGCCGGCGAAACAACGTCGGGAGGTGGTGGTGCGGCATGGTCCGGGGCCGGGTTAGCGTGGGGTTTTAGTTTTACCACAGAGGTATCAGAGAGAGCAGAGAAAAGCGAAAGACGAGAAAGACAAAAGAGGATTTAGCATGAAGAACAATGAGAGCATGAAGGAAGGAATAAAAGATGGGTGATGGCATGGAATGCGGCAGTTGTGGAAAATACAATTGTGTTTGTGATGATATTGAATATCAGGCCGAAAGGCGTCGAAAAACCCGCGAGCAGAAGTTAAAGCATTTAGAGTCTGAACGCTTGCGATTAGTAAATAAAGTTATTGATTTAGAGAAGACCTTAGAATTGCGCGAGGGTGTTATTCGAATTCTTGAGGATGAAGTAAACGAACGGCTTCCCAATCCAGACGCCGCAATTGTTGTCGGTATCCAAGACCTTTGTTCTCGCGCGCATGATATGTCGAAATCAAAGGGGTTTTGGGAGAAGGAAAGAAACTCCGGAGAGTGCATTGCGTTGATTCATTCTGAGTTGTCGGAGTTGTTAGAGGCGTTTCGAGACGGAAACCCAGACAGCGTCAAAATCCCTGAGTTCTCTTCGGCGGAGGAGGAGATTGCAGACGTGTTCATTCGATTGGCGGATTTCTGCGGTGCGTTGGGTTTTGGGAATACTATGGCGCAAGCGATTCTTGCGAAGATGGAATACAACGCGACGCGGCCACGGAAGCACGGCCGGGGGTTTTAGTTTTACCACAGAGGGATCGGAGAGAGCAGAGAAAAGCGAAAGAGGAAAAAAGCGAAAGAGGAAAAAAGCGAAAGAGGATTTAACATGAAGAAAAACAGCGGTGAAATTAAGCCTGGCGACGTGGTTATGCACAAACCTTCAGGAGAAGAGTGGATTGTTGCCGCCTTGCATTATAGCGGGGATGAGTTGGCGCCGGTGGGTTGGCCGGCGTGCGTAGTAAAAGTTAAAGATTGTGTCTTGGTTGAAAGTTGCAGCGTTGAGGAAAGTGAAAAGATTGTTGATGAATGGTCAAGAATGTCATGTGAGGATTTTCGTAAAACGTGGAATAAGTGGAGAAAAGAATCAACCACATAAAAACGAGAAAGACAAAAGAGGATTTAACATGAAGAACAATGAGAGCATGAAGGAAGAACAAGCGTTTTTAAGAGATGTTCAAGCGGCTTTCAAAACTGGCAGGACTGTTTTGATTATTGTTCGGCCACGTTTCCGCGCCCTCGTGCGTGATATGGTTCGAGGCTTGGACCCGAACCGAAACACGTGGGGTTTTGTTCGTTTTGCTTTTACTGATTCCGAGATTACTGGCCATCGTTTCGAGAGGGTGGTTTATCATCCGCCTAGTGGTTATCCTAGTTCGTATGCGATGCGTTATATTGATCAAGTATTACAAAAAGCCAGGTATAACATGAAGAAGAGTGAGAGCATGAAGCCGGAGATTTTGAAAGGGCAGGGGTTTTAGATGCGGTTATTTTTGGATTCAGACGGAGTGTTGTTCGATTTGATTGGTTATCTGGTTCGTTGGTTTCACGACGGTTTAAACCCTTATGATGACAAAAAAAATCATGGTATTTATGATATTGATTTGGTGTTTGGGGCCGGCGAGCGTGAGAGAATGTTTCGCAATCTTGGGAAGCAAGATTGGGAAGACTTGGAGCCAACGCCGGAGTTTTATGCTTTGATTGAGCTGGCTTCACGAATTGGTTGGGAAAGGACTTATGTAATAACCACGCCTTTAGATTATTCTTTTGGGGACGGTTGGCTAGAAAGCATCATTGGAAAAAAGCGGTGTTTTGAAAAAAACATACCACAGTTGATAAATGATCCGTGGTTTCATTCGGACAAATCGGTTTTGTGTCGTGGTCCTGGTGATTTTTTAATTGATGATTGTGAAAAGAACATTGCCGCGTGGCGTGATGCTGGTGGTCAGGGTGTTATTTGGCCGCAACTATGGAATGGCGGATTTGATCAAAAGTCCATCGTTTCAGCTAATAATTTAATCTTAGAGATGAACTCAAAACCTACGGCGTTTGAGGCTTTTGTTAGCAAAATACATTATTAAGGTTCAATGATGGCAAAAAAACCGAAGGAGGTTTGTGCGATGGAAGAGAGTTCGAAGAACAGACAAGGCGGGAGCGGTCGAAATCGAACGCGGAAGGATCGGCGGAAACGTCCGGCGACAAATCCCGAGGCGGGGACGGTGGAGAAGAAAGAGCCGGGGGACGGAGAGGAGAAAGCGAGGCGCCAAGAGCGTCCGGTGTTTTTGCGGGGGAGTGCTGCGGCGGAGGTGTGCCCGCGTTGCGGGAGTTACGCGAGCCGGTACCGGACGCGGCGCGGGTATGGTGTCAGCGAGGAGGTGATGGAAGAGCGGCAGTGCAAGGGTTGCGGGCGTTATTGGATGGTGCGGGACCGGCGGGTTTAGCCTGGGTTTAGTTTTACCACAGAGGAAGCAGAGAGAGCAGAGGAAAGCGAAAGATGAGTTTTAACATGAAGAACAATGAGAGCATGAAGGGAGTTTGAGATGGGTTTGTTTGTTGGTTTTTTGAGTTTCATGTTTATTCTGGCATGGGTGTTTTGTGTGCTTTGGATTATGTTCAATTCTTATCATGATCGTGCAGAGCGGAAAAAGCCGGACGACAAGAAAGAATTTATTGTGGCTTTTGATGGAAAAACGGGTCTGATAAAGGGTTGTCGAAGGCGGATGAGTTCAGGAGATGTGCCGAATACCAGGACGCTTTTTGGTGGTGAGTGCATTGCTGAGTTTGAAGTGGTGGCGAAAAGTACGGACGAAGCGATGGAGTTGGCGGCTAAGAAGTACGCCCGCCACGCCGCGCTGTTGGGAAACCTCAACCCCCCTGTTGTTGACACTCAAGGGCGAAGGCCACGCGCGAGATTATATGGCGTTTCGCCGGATGCGCCCGCGGACGAACCCGGACCGTCGAGCGATGGTTGGTGACTTGTTGGATTGACGGGGGTGTGGGTTGTTGTGTAGTGGGAAGCATCCATTGATAGGAGTGTTGGAGTTATGGCTGAGGGCGATGAAATCACGGAAGCGGAGCGGAACGAAGCGGTGCGGCGTTCGTTGGGTTTTGCGAGTGCGAACATTTCAGCGGATAGCGAGTCGATCACGAATCACGATCCGTTGAAAATGATCGAAGTGCAGGACAAGCTGGAGATGCGCGCGGTGCGGCGTTCGCGGAATCGGCGCGGTGTTATTAAAGGCGTTTAGTTTTTGCGGGGTTGATTTTCGAGGAATAGGGACGAGGCGATGGCGGGTTTTGATTTGTTTGGCGTGAAAGCGAAGCGCGAGGCCGAGTTAGCGACAGCGCGCGCGGCGGAGTTGCAGTCTGAGGCGGCGGTGGAGCGTGCGCGTGCGCAACGGCAATTGGTCCAGGATACGAGCGAGGCGCGACGTGCCTGGCAGGCGTTAGAGAACAACCATTTAACGTCCAAGCTGCGTTCGCGTGAGACGATGATGACCGGGCGCGAGTTAGAGCGTGGTTTTTCAGCGCGAGCGGCGCGGACGGCGCGGGCGTTGACGCGGAGCAGTCCCATTGCGGCGCGGATTAAAGATTTTCGTGTGGATCGGGTCGTGGGCGAGGGCGGTTTTTTGCCGAAATGGAAAACCAAAAGCCCGGAATTAAACAAATTGCTGGACGAGAAATTTCGCCGTTGGGCGGAGGACAACGACTGGTTTGAGCGGTTGTCGCAAATTGTTGGCGAGTGGGCGGAGATCGGGAACGGATACGCGGAAATTTCCATCATCGACGGCGAGCCGGCGCTGACTCCGTTCGAAGACGAGTTGCTGGATTACTCGGCGGATAGCGTGCCGGAGCGAACCCAGGGCGGGATTAAGTACGACGCCGCGTGGCGTCCGGTCGAGTATTACATTGGCGACGTTGGGAATCCTTACGGCGCGTATCAAAACCGAACGGTGCCGGCGTCGCGGGTGCTGCATTTGTTCCGCCGGGATCGTCCGAGCAACCTGAAAGGGTTTCCTAAGATTTTGACGTGTGCGCACACCATTTGGTTGATTGAAGACACAGACCACGCGGAAGCGGCCAGCATTCGCGCGACCTCTTATTGGGGTCTGACTCTTAAACCTGGAAGCGCGGAAGACGAGTTGATGTTTTCCGAAGAAGGGACGCCGTTGAACAGCGGCGTGAGCGAAGTGGGGGCGACGGGTGCGAGTTCGACGAACCCCGTGATGCAGATCGAAAAACAAGCGGGCGGGCTGACCATTTGGGACGGTGACGTGAGTTTGCTGGACGCGAAACGTCCTGGGAATCAGTATTTGCCTTTTAGCAAAGCCATGCTCAAGCGGTGCTTTGCTTCTCAAGGCGTGCCATATTCGGCGGGATCCGGGGACGGGAGCGAAAGCAGTTACTCCGTGGAGCGTGCGGCGGCGATGTATCACATTCGTCAATGGCGCCAGGACCAGATTTTAACCATTGATCACGTTTGTCGTCCACTTGCTCGTTGGCTTGCGAGTTATTGGTTGGGTGCTGACGCGCGCGTTGCGGCGTTGGCGCGTCGTGACGGGGTTGACCTGGCGGAGATGCAGTCAAAACAGGCGTGGCAATTAGAGGGTTATGAGTGGGTGGACGTTGAAGCCGAGGCGAAGGCCATCGCGGCGAAGTTGGGCGCGGGCGTGATGACGATGCAAGAAGCGGCGGCTTACTTTGGGAGCGATTTGGACGAATTGCTGGACGAGCACGAAGAAGCGCGGAAGATGTTTGAAGAGCGCGGGTTAAATCCGCCCGAGGCGCTGGAGAAAATCTGGGGGTCGTTTGATGTGCCGGGGACGGACGAAGAAACGGGGACGGAGGAAGAGGAAGACGTGCCGAATGCGGCAGGTTGAAGTTTATTGGCACGGTATGAAGTTTTGGATTTGACGTGGGCGGTGTAGTTGGAGCAGTCCATTGTTCAACACCCCACAACCAAGTCGGGCGGGGTTCCCCCAAATATCCCCGCCCGGCGCTTTTGGGACTTGGAGTTTTCGATGAGCGAGCGGACAAACCCGACAGGACAACGAAACGCGACGGCGACCATGTTGGTGCGTAGCGAGGGCCGGTTGGCAGTTCGTGCGGAGTCGATTGACGTTCAAGCGCGAACGGTGGAGGCGATCATTGCGACACCGACGGCGAACGTTGTGCGTTATGATTACGAGTTGGACGCGCGGGTGCCTGAGATTCTGGTTGCTGAGGGGATGGAAACACGCGGGGGGCGCGTGCAGGTTCCGCTGTTGAGCGCCCACGATTCGTACAACAACGGATCGGTTTTGGGGCGCGCGACGAATTTCCGAATTGAAAATATAGATGGTCAGAGCGTGAACGTTGCGACGTTGTATTTTGACGACGATGACGATTCCCTGGCTATTTTCCGAAAAATTGAGAGCGGAAGTTTGACCGACGTGAGCGTGGGTTACGAATCCGTGGCGGCGACGCGTTTGAGCGACGGCGCGAGTGAGACTTTTGGTGCGATGACCGTGGAGGGTCCGGCGGTTGTTTTAAGCGCGTGGGAATTGCGCGAGGTGAGTGTGGTGCCTATTGGGGCGGACACGGGATCGACGATCCGTGGCGAAGAGACAGAACGAATTGATGTCCAGGAGGACGAGGAGATGGCGAGAAACCGAACGGGAGTTGGGTCTGGTGGTGCACGAAGCGCGGACGGTGGCGCGACGCCAGGGCCAGCGACCAACCAAACGACGAACAACCAACCGGCGGCCCCCGCGGCTCCGGCGGCGCCAGCAACGCCGACAACCGCACCGGTTGTTGATGTTGATGCCATTCGCGCTCAAGAACGTGCGGATGAGCGTGCACGCATTGCGGAAATCCGCGCGGCGGGTCGTGCGTTGTCGATTGACGACGCGGAAATTGAAAGCGCCTTGGACAGCGACGATTCAGCGGACGCGATTCGCGCGCGCTGGGTTGAAAATTTTGGAACGCGTAACGCGCCGGTTGCGGCGACGGCGAACCGTGTGGACGTGACGCGTGATGCGGGCGAACATTTTGCGCGCGCTGCGGAATTGGGTTTGTCCATTCGGATGGGTGGTCGGATTCCTGAAGGCGAAAGCCGCGACGTTGCGGGTCATGCGCGCGAGCTGGGCCGTGTGGGTCTTGCTCAATTGGCGTCCATGTGCCTGTCGAATGCTGGGGATCCAGCGGCAAGCCGTTTGGCCTGGATGGGTCCGGAAGAAGTTTTCCAACGTGCGTTTGAGTCGCGTGACGGTGGGCGTTACTCTTCGGAGCGCGCGCACACATCGAGCGACTTTCCTGTGTTGTTGGCGAATAGCATGAACAAGCGTTTGCAAGACGCTTATACGGAAGAGCGGGTGACGTATCCGATGTTGAGTCGTGCGGTGCCTCGCAACGATTTCAAGGCGTTGTCGGTGGGTCGTTTGAGCGAAGCGCCCGAGTTGCGTGTGGTGAACGAAGGCGGCGAGATTGCCGGCGGTTCGCTTTTCGAACAGGGCGAAAGCTATTCAATCAAAACATTCGCGCGTAAGCTGACAGTCACGCGTCAAATGTTGATCAACGACGACCTGGGCGCGTTCTCGCGTTTGGCGACGATGTACGGCAGCGCGGCGCGTCGGACTTTGAACCGTCAATTCTGGGCGTTGATTAAAAAGAATCCTACCATGAGCGACGGCACGGCGCTGTTTGCTTCGGGGCACGGAAACCTTGCGGCTTCCGGTGCGGTTCCTTCCGAGACAACGTTTAGCGCGATGTTTACCGCGATGGGGACACAGACGGGCCTCCAGTCTGAAGGCGAGACCCCTGCCAGTCTGAACATTGAACCGCGTTACGTTGCGATCCCGCACCAGTTGCGTCCGACCGTGACGAAGTTGCTTGGCAGCATTCAGCCGGCAACCGTTTCCAACGTGATTCCCGATTACATCATGGGTCTAACGCCGTTGGTTGATAACGAACTGACCCAGGCGGCGACGTACAACAACGAAGCGGTGAGCGGTTCGAATGCGGCTTGGTACGGATTTGCGGATCCGAACACCGTGGACGGCATTGAGTTGGGGCTGTTGAACGGCCGCGACGCGCCGACACTGTACGAAACCGAAAACGCGGGCGACATTCTTGGAATGTCCCTGGTTGCTTACATCGACTTCGGTTTTGCGGCAATCGACTGGCGCGCGGTTTACAAAAACGCGGGCGAATAACGTTTTGATCATCGGCCCGCCGTTTTCGTGACGGGAACGGTGGGTTGTTGGTCGATCAGATTTTCAGAATTAGTCCAGGAGGGACGAGGCGATGGCGACAAACAAACGACGGAGCGGATTGACTGCGACGTATAAACACACGGGATCAAGCGCGGTGGCGTCTGGGGGTATTGTTTCCCTGGGTGTGATGTGTGCGGCGGTTTCGTTGAGCGCGATTGCGGCGGGAAATGTGACCGCGCAATATGGCGACGTGGAAACGGCGGGTGTTTTCAACCTGGCCAAAACGACTTCGCAGGTGTGGACACAAGGCGAAGCGATTTACTGGGACACAGCAACAGGCAAAGCGACGAACGTTGTCGCCAGCGGTGTTTGGTTCCTGGGTTTTGCGGACGTTGACGCGGCAAGTGCGGCGGAATACGGCGAAGTGGCTTTGGCGCCTTATGCGTCTGAAGGTCCGCGGACTGTGTCCGTGACCGAAACGGGGTCCGTTGCGGCGTCGGACTTTTACGGCGGCGAATTGATTGTCCAGGCGGACACAACCGGCGGCGCGGTGACATTGACGCTTCCAGCGGTTGCGGATGTTCCGACGGGTGCGAAGCTGACGGTGGTCTTGGTCGGCGGTGGTGGCACGGCGATCACGCTGGACGGCAACGCGTCAGAAACCGTTGGTGGCGGGGCGACCTTTGCGACCATTGACGCGGATGATGACACGGCAACGTTTGTCAATTCTGGGACGGCCTGGGTGCTTGTTTCCTCGGTGATTGCGTAACGGTTTGAAATAGGCCCCGACCCGACAGGGGATTTGAGAGAGGGAAAGAGGGCTGCGGGGCCGTTTGTGCGCCGTGGCCCTCTTTGTTTTCCGGGGACGGGGGAAATGAAGAGCAGAGGAAGAACAAGTTTTAACATGAAGAACAATGAGAGCATGAAGGAAAAGCGAGAGGGGTGGGGACGGTAGGTTTGGGAGCTGGTGCGAGGCGAAGATTTTGACGGGGATTTGAGTGATGAGTACAGCGTTAGACAATTTTGCGGAGTTGTTGAGTGTTACGGAAGCGTGGCAAACGTTGTGTGATGCGACGTCGGGGACGGACGAAGAAAACGCGGCGGCGGCGTTGTTGCACGTGGTGCAGCACGGTCTGGAGCGGGACCCGACGGAGGACGATTTGCCGTTGGCGGTGATTGATCAACCGCGGATCCGCGTTGCGAGTATTGGTGAGAGTGACGGCGTTGACGACGGGGGGACGGTGGCCGGTTTTTGGTTCCTGGCGTTGCCGGATTCGGGAACATCGAGCGAGAAGCGTGCGGTGATTGGCGAGGCGTTGGACGGTTTGGTGCGGGACATTATGGAGACGAGCCGTGCGAATGTTGGGACATTGATGAGCGTTGATGAGTTAGAGGCGACGGTTGTGACGTGGGGTGGTCCGACGGCGGAGCGGCGCGACGATTACGTTGAGATTGAATTTACAGCACAATGGGGGATTTAGGCGATGGGTGAAGTGCGCGTGACCAAACGAACAAGAGTGACGGTGACGACGGACGTGGGCGGCAAAACGTTTTCGTATGACGGCGAGCGACTTGGCGTGGCGAGCGTTGAGACGGGTGCGCAAGGGATGGTTTTGCGTCCGGGGGACGTTGGGGAATTGGTGGAGATGCTGCAAGTTTTCGAGGCCGAAACCAAGAACGCAAACGGGCGGGTTGAATAATGGCCAAGAGTGTTTCGGAATTGATGGGGACGGTGACGACGGGGACGACTTGGCGCGAGGCGTTTGGTTTTGAGTCGGGGGCGGTTAATCCGGGGGACGGTGGCGATGATGTCACGGTGACGGTGAAGAAATTCGGGAAGCGGGACACCACTGAAGACGGCCAGAACGGTTTGGAAATTCAAGTGCAGCAGGACTTTCTTTTGTCGGATCGGTTGGGAATGGAAGCGGATTTGGGGCGCGCTTTGATAGCGATGAGCGACGAGTTGACGGTGGGGACGGTGAGGTGGGTGATTGTTGACACGGCGATTGTTGGCGAGTCGTTGAGTTTGCGTTGTGAGCGTCGGGAACGCGTGGACGTGCTGGCGGACGGTAACGCGCGGGGCCGTTTGTAAGGTTTATTATCAAGAACGATTTTCGAGGGACGGTGAGTTGTTATGGCTATTTTCAAAGTGCACGCGTGCGACATTGGCGGAACGACAGTTGGCGGCATTCAGGGCGGATCATCGATTGATGATGGTGCGACCGTCGAACGCGCGCCGGGGGACGGTGACGTTGCGTCGCGGTTTGCGAGCGTTGTGAGCCACATGCCGATGGCTCAAATGGCTTCGACGGACATTGCGGCCGTGTTGGCGGAGACGGGCACCACGGGCGCGGACACGTCGTTTGCGGGTTACTCGGCGAAGATGCAAAACGCGGCAAAGGTGAGCGGTGCTAATTCCGTGGAAATTGCTTTTGCTGAGGCGTTGGTGTTGCCGCGTGGATTGCGTGCGAGCGCGGGTGGCAACGCGGAGATTACGTTTGAAGTGATGGGGTACAGTTCAAGCGGTGGAGCGCCGAGCGCGGTTGATACCACGGCTTCGTTGCCGAGTGGCGCGGGTGTGAGTGACGTTTGGACGTTGGGTCCGGTGAGCGTCAACGGAACGGCAATCAACGTTTCCTCTTCGTCGGTCAATTTCGGTCTTCAGACCAGTCAAGAATTGCCGGACGGATTGGTGACGCCGAAGGCGATCCTGGTGACGAGCTGGGCGCCGTCGGTGAGTTTTTCGGCGATTGACGTGGCGCAAGTGCACGGTGCGGTTGCGGCTGGCGGGACGGCGATTGGCGTGGGGACGGTCGAGATGTGGTTTCGGAAGCGAAGCGAAGGCGGCAAGTTGGTGGCGGACGGAACCGCGTCGCACATTAAGGTCACGATGACCGAGGGGATGGTGACGGTGGGTGCGACAAGCGGCGAGCGCCAGGGTGTGAACGTGACGGTCACGCCGAGCTTTGATGGATCGAACGCTATTATGCAGGTGAGCACGGGCGCGGCGATTAGCTAAGAGCCGGGTTTTTGTTTTACCACAGAGGAAGCGGAGAGAGCAGAGAAAAGCGAAGAACGAGTTTTAACATGAAGAACAATGAGAACATGAAGGTGAGACGTGATGTTTAATTATGAAAATCCGGACGAGTGGACGGACAGCGAGTTGATTGCTTGGGGGCTTGCTGTTGTTGTGACAGATTCTTTTTCGGAGCCGCCGTGTAACAATGCTTGGTTGCTGGCGTTATCCAAAACTAACACACAACACGGCCCTCGTCACTGGACTGTCATTTGGCATGATCGGGGGTATCCAAGAAAGCGAATTTATTTGAATGAAGCAAAACCTGGTTCATTGCCTGAGTTGACTGATGAAGCCCGTGACGTATTGCGCAATGCAGCTCGGTTGCAGGTTGAGGGGTTGAGAGAGAAGTCGTGCGCGGCGATTAGCTAAGAGCCGGGTTTTTGTTTGACATTTTAGCTTTTAGGCTTATCATTATTGTTATC